CTCTGCGCGCGTACCTCCTCGATCTGCGTCCGGTACTTGTCGGCCTGCTCGGCGAGCGGCGTCAGTTCGCCAACACGGCCCTCGAGTTCCTTGACTCTCGCGACCAGTTGCCGGATCCGCGCCTCTGCGCCCGTGGTGTCAGTCCCTTCCTCTGTGCTCACTTGCCCTCCTCGCGCTGAACGCGCTCCCAAACGGTCAACTGTCTGCGCGCCCACGCTCGCCCAGGCGCGCCTCCCCAGAGATCCCACGCGATGCGGCCGGCGCTAGGGTAGTCCGGGTGTCCAGGCTTCGCGGCAGGCGCCTCGAGGTCTACAACGTGTCGCGTGAAGTAGGCGACCATGCGCTTGATCGTCTCGATGCTCACGACCTGACGCTCGGCAAGCTGCCGCGCCCTGCGCGCACCCACGAGCGTGCCGCCACGGCCGTACCGCTCGCGAGCCTCGAGGCCGCGCTTCGCCACCTCGGCGACGTCAGCGGGCGCGCGCAGCTCAAAGCCCATCGCGCGCTCGTCGCGCAGGAACCGCCGATAGACGGCCGGATGCTCACGCTTGAGGTAGTCGCGCTGTCGCTCGGACAGGAACGGCATCAGCTCTCCGCCTCTGGCATCGCGTCATCTTCCTCGTCGGAGAGTTCGACCTCGGCCTCGACCATCGGGCCAGCACCGAGGTAGCCCGCGGCCTCCGCGAGACTCTCGGCGACGGCCTCGAGGACACGACGGGTAGCCTCCGGAACATCGCCAGCGAGCAGCGCGCGGATCGCCTCTGCGCTCGCCACGACCTCCTCGGCAGCGTCGGCCATCTCCTCGCCGTGCTCCGTCTCGGTGGATACCTGCGGCGCGGGCGCCGGCCTCGTACCCTCCGATTCTTGCTCCGCGATGGTCGGCGCCTTCTCCACCATGCTCTGCGCGCGCTCGGCGTCGATGGCCTCGAGCGCAGCGCGTGCGTCGGCCTCAGAGAGCGACCCGAAGTAGCGGAGCGCCTCGAGTCGCGTCATCAGTCCGGCCTCCTGCATCGCGAGCACATGCTCACGGCGGCTGGCGAGTTCTTCTGGCGAGAGCGGGATCTCGCGGTAGAGCACCGAATACCCGCCTTCCGGGAACTGCGTCCCCATCGCGCGGTTGTAGAGCGTGGCGCTGACGGCCATGAGGCGCTCGTCAGAGTCGCGGAACTGCATCACGTATTTGCGCTGTGCCGTGCGCTTCCCGTCCTGCGAGAGCGAGATCGCATAGCCGCTCTTCGCGCTTCCGCTCGTGCGCTGAAGCTCGGACGGAGACAGGCCCGCGTCGGTGGCGAGTCGGTGCGCGATGGCCGCGATCGTGGCCTCGAGCTTCTCGACGTCCGCGCCAGCCTGGAACTGGCCGACCTGTGGCTGCTGTTCCATCGCGGCGTCAAGCATCAGGATCGTCGTCGGGTCGGTCACGACCTCGACGCGCTGGCCTCGCGTGCCGCCATCCACCATGTCAGAACCGGCGATACGGACGCCGATGGCGTACCGCTGCGGGAACGAAGCATCGCGCAGGCAGTGCCCGAGGTAGCTGTAATAGAGCGCCAGCGAGAGACTGCCCTCGTAGAGCTCCACGCCGTTGTACGCATCGAACAGGCGGTCCCCGTAAAGGCTCGCGTGGTACAGCACGACCGGGAGGATCGGAGCGCCGAGCGTCTCATTCCCCACGGGGTTGCGTCGGTAGGGGTAGGCCGCGCCGTCGAACCGAGCGCCGAGGACCTCCTCGGTGACGTCCTCGCCGAACTTGGCATCATCGGTCGCGAGACGCACCGTGTACGAAGGGTTCTGCGGGTCGCGAATGTCGAGCACGTCCCACGCCCACACTGTCTCGCCTCGCACATGGCGAAGCCGCACCTCGGCGTAGGCCGTCGGGATCGTCGGACGCGACGGGTCGCTCTCGGCGATCGTCATGTCGGGCGGGACAGGCCGATAGATCAGCCTCCCATCCTCGACGTCCACACGCATCCACATTTCGCGGAGCGCGATCACCATCGACTGGAACCGACTCATCTGAGGCCACAGCGCCGCACGCGACACGAGGTCGGTGAAGCCAGAGACGTCGCCTGCGCGGTTGTGCTTCACGTCCGGGTCAGCATCGTAGAGCGTGCTCAGCTCCGTCGCGACGACCTTGAACGGGTTCGCGCTGAGATCGGGCCGTCCCCAGGCTTGCCGTCGAGTGCTTCCGAGCTGCTCCTGAAGCCGATCCTCGAGGAGCCGCTGCCACCGGCCTTCCATCAGCGCGCGTCGGTGGCGCGTGTGCTCCCAGCGCATCGCCTCCTCTGGGTTGCTCGGAGCGGGCGGCGTCGGCATCTTGGAGTAGGCGTACACGGTTCCCCCTGTCACCCGAGCCGTATCGCGGTCGGGTTGTATAGGCGACGGCTCACAAGCTCGACGGCTCCGTAACGCAGGGCATCGATCGCGTGCTTGTGCTCGCTGGCCTCGCGCCCGTCGAACTTCAACAAGTCGTTGATCAGACCCTTACAGCGCGGGTGCACCATGAATCCGCCCTGCAACATGCACGCCTGCATGAGACGGTAGGCGCTGTACACGCTGCCCTTCGGCTTCCACGCCGTTTGAATGCGGAACGGCAGGCTACCGGTCGGCAGGTTCATCCTGCGCTCCATCGCCGCCATTAGCATCGCGTTGCTCTTAAGGCTGCCGTTCTTACGCCCGAACACGCGACGGTCGCCGACCCAGCGATCGACGTTCTCCCAGCGCAAGCCGGCGCGCTTGAGCATCCCGAGGATCGCCTCGGCGTCCTGCTCCGGCGTGGTCATGCCGTCGCTCTGCACCTGGTCGAGAACCCAGATCCGCGGGTGTCCGTCTCCGCCATCACGCACGACGGCCGATAGGATCGCCACCTGGGCGCCGGCCTCAGTGCCGTGGTCGATCCCGACGCCGATCAGCACCTCGCCAACTGGAGCCTCGTCGCGAACGTGGCGTGCTGGATCGAACGCTCGGAACACGCGATCCTCTGCCCATTCGCCTTCCCACTCTCCGTCGAGGCGCTGGGCCCGCTCCTGCGGTAGCAACTGGTTCGCGAGTTCATCGATCTGTGCCTGCGTCTTTCGCGGCTCCCTCGCGCCGATCGGCCGCGTGTTCTCCGGCGTAAGCGGGAAGTGCAGATCCGTCACGATCCCGGCCTCGACAAGCGCCTTCAGCCACTTGAGGTCAGCGCCGACCGGCGTCAGCGTGATCATCACGACGCCGTTTCGTGCGAACACGCGCGGGATCACCTCGTTGTAGATCTCCTCAGGACACGGCTCATCGATCAGGCATACGTCGATGGTTGAGCCGGCGAGAGCTAATGACCCCTGCGCGACCGTTCGCACACGGATGACGCTTCCGTTCCGTAGGCGAACCACAGGTGTCTTGCCTCGAAAACCGCGGCCGGCGATGTATTCCGTGTCTAGTGCGAGACTGTCCTTGGGGAGGAGCTCCCAAAGCTTGCCCTGGATGGAGAGCGACGATTCCCACGATTGGCACAGAATCCACGCCTCGATCGGAGCGGCGCGCACCAGCTGGTACGGATGCGACCCTAGACACCGGTAGATCAAGTCCACCAGGCCCATGGTCGTCTTGCCGATCTGGTTGCCCGAGCGGGCGAGCCGGATGCGCGACGTGTGCGACAGGAAGTCCAACTGCGGCTGCGTTGGCGTGAAGTACGCCAGCGGGTCGGTCTGCGTCCGACGCGACAGGCGCGCTGCCGCCATCGCCATTGCCGAGAGTCCTGCGCTCACCCGGTTTCCACAAGTCGCACGACCGGCCGGCCACGACGAAACGCAATCGCATCCTCGAGGCGCTCGATCTGCTGAACGGAGAACTGGCCGACAGCCTGGACGATGATGCCGAGGAGTTCCTCGTCCGTCATGCTGTCGTCAGGAAGCGCGGCCTTCGCGAGTTCCTCGTCCAACCTCTGCCGCGTCTCAAGGGCGCGGTACTTGAGCGAGGCCATAGCCTGCCACGAGCGTGACTCGGTAGCATCGACCACGGCCTGCTCCAGCTGCTCGAGGCTGGCGCGCAGGTACTCCACCGTCGTCGCGGACGTGCAGATCTCAACCAGGTCCTTTGGCTTGTGCTTGCTACC